AATCGATAGTCTTTTTCTTGATAATTGTATCGCAATGGCAGGCTCTGATGTTAACCTTAACAACGTTGCAGACAGGGATAAATTAATAATTGTATATGATAATGAACCGCGAAACAAAGAGATCGTTAAAAAGATTGGAAGGGCTATCGACCAGAGCTACAAGGTTTGTATCTGGCCAGATTTTATTGAATACAAAGATATAAATGATATGGTCGTAAAGCAGAATCTATCCGGTCCTGCTGTACAATCTATTATTGATAGTAATACATTTAGTGGTCTATCTGCTAAAATGAAGTTACAGCAATGGAGTAAGGTATGAGTCGATCATTCACAGTTCAAATACAATATGATGATAAGGAAGGGGATTTTTATTTTCCTATTCCTGAGGAAATGTTGCCTTTAATTGCTGACTTGGGTTGGAGTGTAAATGACCAACTTGAGTGGATTGACAACGAGAACGGTTCATTTACAATTAAGAAAAAAGAACAAGAATAATAATAAAGAGGTATTAACATGGGTACGACATATAAAGATACGAAGAAACTATCGATCAAAACTACAAAGTATGTATTTGGCCGCAATGGATAGAGCAGAAGGATATTAATGACATGGTAATCAAAGAAGACCTTCCACCATCTGCAATCCAGGCAATCATAGATCAAAATACATTTAATGGTTTGACTGCTAAGATGATGTTGCAGCTATGGAGTAAAGTATAATGCAATATTATCCTATGTTTGCACAGTCTGTGATTTGCGACCAAATCGAAGATGAGGTTGATAATCAACAATTAATTAAATTTGCATATAATCTAGCATATAATTCGCCTTCTAGATCTTTTTCTAACAAAGGAGGCTTTCAAAGTCGTTTTATTGATTTCGAACCAGAGGTGCAACAGTTAATTAATCAGATTGAACAAACATTTTCTACAATTAAAGAGATGTATGGATTGAATGATGAGACACGTCTTTCAGTCGATAGTATGTGGGTCAATGTAAATCCACCTTTTAGCTATAATAGTAACCACATACATCCTGGTATGTTTCTTTCAGGTTCCTATTATCTAAAAGTTCCGGAAAACTCAGGATCTATATACTTTATCAATCCTTCTCAGTTGCAGCCTTTGTTTACAAGACAGGATTTAATTAAACAATATAATCCTCAGAATTCACTAAGATGGAGTGTACCCAACACTGTTGGACAATTGTTTATTTTTCCATCATGGATTGAACATGGAGTATCGCAAAATCTATCTAAAGAAGATAGAATATCGATAGCATTTAACATAAGGATTGAACAATGAAAAACAATCGTTGGATAGCTAATGTAATTACAATAGAAGAAGATGAACAGCACAATTTTTATCTTCAATTTCCAGAACAAATAACAAATGTACTTGGATGGCAACAAGGAGATTTGTTAGAATGGAATATTGAAGACGATGGTACAGTAACTATTAAAAAGAAAGAAGATAACAAATGAGCAACTTTTTACCTACCCTTTATCAAGAATTTATTTACAAGAGCCGTTATGCAAAGTTTTTAGACAAAGAACAACGTCGCGAAAATTGGAATGAAACTGTTGCTCGTTATTTCGATTTTATGACTGGACATCTTCAAAAGAATTTTAATTTTACACTTTCTAATACAGATCGTAAAGAATTAGAAGATGCTGTTCTTGCTCTTGAAGTAATGCCTTCAATGCGAGCTTTAATGACTGCAGGCCCAGCCCTAGAACGTGATAATACATGTGCATACAACTGTTCTTATATTGCTGTCGATGATCCCAAGGCTTTTGATGAAGCTATGTTGATTCTTATGAATGGGACAGGTGTAGGATTTTCTGTTGAGCGTCAGTATGTAAACAAGCTTCCAGAAATTCCTTCTCAGATGTTTGATAGCGATACAATGATTATTGTTAAGGATTCTAAAGAAGGTTGGGCAAAAGGTTTTCGTCAGTTAATTGCCCTTCTTTATTCAGGTGAAGTGCCTAAGTGGGATCTTTCTCTTCTTCGTCCAGCAGGTGCTCGTCTTAAGACATTTGGGGGACGTTCTTCTGGTCCTGGCCCACTCGATGATCTTTTTAAATTTACAGTAAAGATGTTCCGTGCAGCAGCAGGTCGTAAGTTAAACTCTCTTGAGTCTCATGACCTTATGTGTAAGATTGGTGAAGTAGTTGTCGTTGGTGGTGTTCGTCGTTCAGCAATGATTTCACTTTCAAATCTTACAGACGAACGTATGCGTAATGCAAAGAATGGCAGCTGGTGGGAAACTAATCCACATCGTGCTCTTTCCAACAACTCTGCTGCATATACAGAAAAGCCAGAGATGGGTACATTCATGCGTGAATGGCTTTCATTATATGATTCAAAGTCTGGTGAGCGTGGAATCTTTTCTCGTGTAGCATCACAGAATCAAGCAAAGAAGTTTGGTCGTCGTGATCCTAATCATGATTTTGGTACTAATCCATGTTCAGAGATTATTCTTCGTCCTAACCAATTCTGTAACCTTACAGAAGTTATTGTTCGTGGAACAGATTCTGATACTGATCTTATGCGTAAGGTTCGTCTTGCAGCACGCTTGGGAACTCTTCAATCAACTCTTACAAAGTTTCCTTATCTACGTAAGATCTGGACATCAAACACAGAAGAAGAAAGACTTCTTGGTGTCAGCATGACTGGTATCATGGATAACATGATTACCAACGGTCGTAATGGTATTAACCAATTAAAGGATGTTCTAGAAAATCTTCGTAACATTGCAGTAAGTTCAAACAAAGAACTAGCAGAACAGATTGGTATTCCTCAATCTGCAGCAGTAACTTGCGTAAAGCCTTCTGGTACAGTTTCACAGCTAGTTGATTCTGCTTCTGGTATCCATGCTCGCCATGCTAAGTACTATATTCGTACAGTTCGTGGTGATAACAAGGATCCATTAACAATGTTGATGAAGGAAGCTGGTTTTCCTAATGAGCCAGATGTTATGAAGCCAGATGCGACAACAGTATTTTCATTTCCGATGAAATCACCTGATGGTGCTGTTACTCGTAATGAAATGTCTGCTATTGAACAGCTAGAGATGTGGATGATTTATCAACGTCATTGGTGTGAGCACAAGCCTTCTGTTACTATTTCTGTTAAGGAAGATGAATGGATGGCAGTTGGTGCTTTCGTCTATGAAAACTTTGATGAAATCTCAGGTATTTCATTCCTTCCTCATTCTGATCACGTTTATCGTCAAGCTCCTTACCAAGATTGTGGTAAGAATGATTATGATATGCTTTCTTCTTTGATGCCTAAAGAAATTGATTGGAAAAAGCTAGCTAGCTATGAAAAAGTTGATAGCACTACCGGTTCACAGACTCTTGCTTGTGCAGCCGATGGTTGTGAAATAGTGGATCTCGTTCAATGACAACTACTCCATGCGAAGCAACTTGCGTTCTTGATAAAGAAGATAAGTATTGTGAGAAGTGTGGACGTGACATTCAAGACATTCAAAATTGGTTAACATATTCGGAAGAAAAAAGAAAAGATATTGTTAAACAAATTAAGAAAAAAAGGAAACAACAAAATGGATTGGGAACTAATAATTGATTCCTTAATGGATCTTGTAAAAGACGAAGAGACAAGAACAGAAATTTATCAGAAGCTTCTTGAAGCAACTGATGATGTTGATGTAGAAGAACTACAGCAAGATCATGAAGGCGTAGATGATGCTTTTGATAATGCTCTTTCTCTATATGAAGATCCTTTTGCTACAGATGATGAAGATGAGGAAGATGAGGATCTAGGTGACAATGATTATGAGTCAGATGACGACAATGGTTGGGAAGAGGAATCTGACGAACAGTGAGAATTGTTGGAATAGATTATAGCATGTCATCTCCTTGTATATGCATTCATGAAGGTAAAGAATTTAAACTTATTAATTGTAAGTTTTACTTTTTAACTGACATGAAAAAATTCAACGTTGATGTTGACAATATACAGGGAGATCTTCATCAAGATTACACAAGTACCGAACAAAGATTTTATAATATCACCAAATGGGCGTTGTCTAAATTAAAAGAAGATGATATTATATACATTGAAGGGTATTCGATGGGATCTACAGGAATGGTGTTTAATATTGCCGAAAATCTTGGCTTGTTAAAACATTATATGTACAAGAACAAATATACATACAACATACTTCCTCCTACTGTTATAAAGAAATTTGCAACAGGAAAAGGAAATGCCAATAAGCAAATGTTACAAGATTGCTTTGAGGAACAAACAAATTATTATATTAAAAAGAAGTTAATGATGAGTGATAAACAGTGGAATCCTTCATCAGACATAATCGATAGCTATTTTATCTGTAAATATGGATATGAACAGGAGAAAAAAAATGTTGAATGCAATTAAAGAGTTTTTTGGAATTTATCCAAAACCAGTTAAACAGGAACAGGTTGAACAACCGGTTGTTTTAGTGAAAGAGGAACCAAAGGAGCCTGCTGCAGTAAAGTGTGGTTGTGGTCGTTCATCTTCTGGCTTCTGTATGGGTCTACACAAGATGACAGACGAAGAATGGGCTGTTTCTGACAAGAATCCAAACAAAGTAGTTGCTGCCAAGGATGATGTTAAGCCAATTGAAAAGCCTAAGACAACAAAGAAGACTGCAGCTAAGCCTGCCAAAGCTTCTACTCCTAAGGCTACTGTAAAGGCAGCACCAAAGAAGAAGAATGCAAAACAACAGTAATATTTCCATAGCCAATGAGAGAGGCAGTAGCTTACCTGTTGTTGTAGGAAATTGCCCCTCTTGTGGTGTTGGTGACAGATCTTTGGTTTTAATAGATTTTGTTCCCAACGGACATGAGTTAAAATATAGTACAGTGTATTTTAAATGTATGTGCTGTATGAATATAACACAAAAAAGAATATGTGACGTAGCAGAAGGATAATAATTATGGCTAGCAAGGCAAAAAGAGCAAAGTACACATCTAAAGGTCAGAGAGACAGTGTATCTGCTAAAACAGTTAAGGCTATGAACAGAGAGCGTTCAGAATTAGACAAGATTCTCAACAAACTCAATGTATGGTCCACTGGTAAAAAGGTTATGGTTACTATTCCTAATCCTAACAAGAATGAAACAAACAAGCGTTTTATTCGTGTTGAAGGAACACATTCTGCAGCTTTTGGACCATGGAAAAGACCAGACAAAGACACAGTAATTAGGATGACATCTAATGATTAACATATATGGAAAGCATAATTGCAATTGGTGCAATTTAGCAAAACAAGCTCTTGATGAAAGAGGTGTTGCTTATAATTATCAGTATGTTGGTGAAGATGTAGGAATTGATTTTATTTTGGAAACGTTTCCAGGAGTGAAGACTGTTCCAATTATTGAAATTAATGGTAAGTTTATTGGTGGTTATAAAGAATTGATTGGTTATCTTGAGGAGACATCTGGTGGACACGCAGACGCTATCTAAGTCAAATATTTTAAACATGCTTCAAAATGGTATTGTTAATGTAAAATTTACAAAGGTAGATGGCACAGAACGTGTTATGAGATGCACTTTAGCAGAAGGAATTGCTATTCCTCATGAAAAAACATCTGACCGTGAAAAAAAGGCAAATACAAATATTATCTCTGTTTGGGATGTTGAAAAGGAAAGTTGGAGATCTTTCCGTTATGATTCAATAATTGAGGTTTATAAATAAACTCAGTATAAATTTTACTGAGGAATAATAGTAAATGTCTGATCCTATTTCATCTACACTTATGGCTAAAATGGTATCCGGTCTAAGTGGGTTAATTGGTGGGGTTTCTTTCATGGCTTTTTATAGACCTTGTAATGTGTGGGATGCTGCTGTAAGATCCGGTTTGAGTGTTATTGCAGCAGTTGTGTTTGCTCCAATAGTGATTGAATGGCTTAACTTTTTACCTACTACTGACAATATTGTAGCCATTTCTGTTGCACTTGGTTTTAGTTCGTGGAGTGTACTGTCTTTATTTGCTCATTTGTTAATGGGTGTACAAGATGAAAAAGTAAGGCTTAAATTACCTTCTTTTATTGAACGTAAAGAACAATAATTTTAATTATAAAGTGGATATTATATTATGGAAAAAAATGAATTAAATAAGAACGCTCGTGGTGGCACTGAGCTTATGCAAGAACGTCTAGATCGTTCTTTTCCAAAGGAATTGCTAGATCAATTTCAAATCATCCCTTCACGTGTCCGTGAATTGGATCCAAACAAAAAGAAGATCCTTTGGCTCCATGATCTTCCTAATGATCCAGAATCACAGCATTTAACTGATCCTGAATCACGTAAGCGTTTTGACAAGATTGTTGCTGTATCTGATTGGCAGATGCAATTATACAATCTTATGAGTGGTATTCCTTATAACGAAGCTATTGTAATTAAGAATGCTATTGACCCAATTCCTGTTACCAAAAAAGAATATAACGGAACAGTTAACTTAATCTATCATACGACACCACATCGTGGTCTTGAGATTCTTGTTCCAGTTTTTGAGGAGCTTTGTAAGCTTCATGACAATCTTCACTTAGATGTGTATTCATCTTTTAGTGTATATGGATGGGATCAAAGAGACGAGCAATATAAAGAGTTGTTCGATCGTTGTAGAGCAAACCCAAACATCACATATCATGGTGGCGTATCAAATGAGGAAGTAAGAGAGGCTCTTGTTAAATCCCATATCTTTGCTTATCCTTCTATCTGGCCTGAGACTAGCTGTCTTGCAGTAATTGAAGCAATGTCTGCTATGAATTTGGTTGTATGTCCTAACTATGCAGCACTTCCAGAGACATGTTCTAACTTTGCAATGATGTATCCATGGAATGAAAATAAAAACATGCATGCTGTTCAATTTGCTCACACTTTGAATAATGCAATTGAAACAATTAAAAAGAACGCAGGTAATACGTCTCCTTACCTAGACTTTCAGAAACAATATTTTGATTATTTCTGGAGTTGGGAAAAACGAAAATCAGAATGGGGTGCTTTGTTTGACTCTATTGGTAAAAAATTAGGAGAGGCATAAGCCTCTTTTTCTTATTGTATAGGATTGTATTGTGAAAAAAGACGTTGTAATATCTGGAATGGGTGCAGTCACTGCTGTAGGTATCGGTGTAGAGCGATTAAAGGATGCTGCATTTAATGGTAAATCGGGAATTGATACATTTGAGTATGAATGGTCAGGTCACAACCCTAACACCATATTCCATGGTGGTAAGGTAAAGGATTTCGTATTCACTGACCATTTCACTAAATCACAAGAACTTCTTTTTGATCCATTTACTGCATATGGGTTACTCGCTACTCAAGAAGCATTGGAAAATTCTGGATTGACAGATGAAGATATTGCAGGTTCAAGAACTGCTGTTATATTTGGAACAGGTCTTGGTGGAGCCACAACTTTTGATCAAACATCATACAGACAATATGATCTTAAGGAAAAGAGACTTTCTCCTTTCACTGTTCCAAAGATTATGCCTAATGCAGCAGCAAGTCATATTTGTATCAAATATAAGATTAATGGACCTAGTTTCACAATAGCCACAGCATGTGCATCATCTACACAAGCAATTGGCATTGGATTAAATCTTATTAGAAGTGGTATTGTAGATCGTGCAATCGTTGGTGGTAGTGAAGCTCTAATCTCTCCTGGTGTTATGAGAACATGGGAAGTTATGCGAGCACTGTCTACTGATGCATTAAGACCTTTTTCTAAAGACAGAAGTGGTACAGTTCTTGGAGAAGGATCTGGTATGCTCGTTCTTGAAAGTGTTGAGAGTATTAAGAAACGTAATGGAAAAGCTCTTGCATATCTTATGGGATTTGGAACTACAACAGATGGTGTGGACATTGTTAAACCTGACATTGTAGGAACAACACTAGCTATCGAAGCCAGTTTGTTGGATGCAGGTGTATCTAGACAACAAATAAAGTATATCAATGCTCATGGTACTGGGACAATCCTTAATGATGCAAACGAATGTGCAGCTATCAGAAAAGTATTTGGTAAGCATGCAGATAATCTATCTGTTTCTTCCACAAAACCTATTACTGGACACGTACTTGGTGGAACAGGAGCATTAGAAACAATCATTACTGTTCTTGCAATGGAACACAGTTATGTTCCTCCAACAATAAACTACAACGAGTTTGATCTTGCGTGTGATTTGGATGTCACACCATTACGAGGTAAATCTGCTGACATTCCATATGCAATGACTAATTCATTTGCTTTTGGAGGAATCAATGCTGTACTAACTCTCGGAAATATCAAGTATTTTTAAAACCCCTGATATTTCAACGCCTTATTATCTGTTGCCTTTTTTATTAAAAAATCAGATTCTTATAATATAGGCAAACAGAGGAAAACAGATATGGCTACTCGTTCATTGATCGCCCTTGATAACACTGATGTTTTTACGTCAATCTACTGCCAT